GCCTTAACTGTCTCCGCAATCGCACCACCGCTAACAAACCTGTAAACGCCGGTACCCAAAAAAAGAAGCAGCGCAACCGCTAAGCCTGTTACCCATTTAATTAAACCGCTTTTGACTGTCTTTAATTGAATGTTTTGGGTTTTTATAATGAGCAAACTATCACTTGTTACTTTACCTATGACTGTACAGGCGTTTAACGCCCGGTTATCCCAAACAGTATCATGTACTGTTATAAATACATTGTTCCTGATCGTTTTACCTTGCAAATATAAGGTATCAGGCCTGCCAGGTTTGCCCGGTACCAACCGTTCGACCTGGTTGATAATGGTATCGGCGGTATGTTTTACTATTGTATCGCTTTTGGCTACGCCCGTGAAGCAGGGGTTTAGTTCGTTCGAAAGTCTTGTAAATTCGGTGTTGTATTGTAATGAAAGGACGTCTAGTTTTTTAACATCGCGCTTTATGTAATACGATGGCCCGCAGCCGGTAATTACGATAACCATCGGAAGCAGCAGTGTTGCAATGACGGTACCGGTTATTGGTTTTTTCATGTTATTTTCTTTTTAATTTTTTTATTTCAATAAGCTTTGCCCATATACTTAATACTGCCACTATCAGGCCCAGCCATATACCAAAACCTGCCACTATTTTTAAAAAGGCATCATTTGTAAACGCTTCCTTTAAAACGTACATTATCCAACTGGCGAACCCGGAGATTACGCCTATTTGCGGCTTGTTATTTAGTAAATCGAACATTTTTATCAATATTTATTTGAACGTATTTTGTCCCCGGTATAAACTTTCCTTCACTATGGAGGGTAATTAATCCATCCAGTGTTTGACCGTATTTCTTTTCAAAATGCGGATCATCTTCTTTTCCTTCCGGGAAATCACCTCCCCATTCCCAGCCATGTTTTTTCATAATGGCGACTACTTTCATCCAGTTAGACCCGACTGCCCAATCTTCTTTACCATTAGTGAACATTGTCATATCAAAGGCTAAGCCCCAGTCGTGCCATGATAGCCCTGCTTTTGCCCAGCTTACAATATTGCCCATCGGCTTTGCTTCTGATTTACGGTCAGGGTTAACTGTCGTACGGCCAAGTTGATAAAGCGCATCCGTCCTTTCAAAGCTTCTTAACGATTCGCAGACCCGCGCTTTAACATTCGGAGGCATAGACGCCTGTACTTCCATCCAGGCATTGGTACAATCAAACCTGGCGACAGGATGAAGCAAAGCAATCTGATTTACTGAATGCGCATCCATGTTTTTATTTTTATGATTTCACCGATTTTTTTATGATTTCACCGATTTTTAAAGGCTAAACGGTTAGAAATAATTGAGTTTCTTCTTTGCGGCGCTGCACAAGGGTTTCGCACACCACTTTCTCGCCGGTTTTTGGATCTGTGATCTTGTCCCAGGCTAAAAAATGCGATGCGGCTTCTGTGTAGTTTTTTTCATTGAGTTTAACCAGCAGGGTCGATTCTTGCAGGGCGCCTGTACCTTCATTATAGGTAAAAGATACCAGGGCATCAAATTGGTTTTGTGAGATAGGCGCTTTTACAAATTGGTTAACCGCGTTTTCATACTGGCCAAGTGTATTCTGGAACAAGGCGTCTGCCTGCACTTCGCTTGCAAGCTTATCGCCGGGCTTTACACGCTTGCCATCATGGTAACGCGTCGAGCCATAGCCTATGGTCCAAACACCCGCAACATCGCGATAGGCTGTTAAACGCAGCCCCTCAAAGTTTTTGATTATTTTAAATCCGTTTTCACTCAGTTGCATAATTTTAATTCATTAGTGATTAAGCGAAAAGCTAAAAGACCAAAACATAAAGCTTTTTTCGCTTTCTGCTTTCGCCTTTCTGCTTTTTGCTTTTCGCCTTCCTACTGTACGGGAGTGACGGTTTTTGCAGGCGTAAAGAAGTTTTTACCCAGGTAGGATAAACCGGCTGCCAGGGCGATGCCGCCGATAGCCTTCCAGTCAAAGGTTAATGATCCTGCCTGAAAGCTGGTTTCAATGGCGGCAATTACGGCCCCGCCGATAGCTACTAAAAGGCCTTTTCCCAGATCCTTAAAGTCTAAAGTGAATAGTGGTGATGTTTCCATTTAATTATTGAATTAGTGAATTAGTGAATTATTAGAGGTGATTACACCGATTTTTAAAGTTTGATTACACCGATTTTTTTTGTTGTAATGTTGGAAGGTTGAAATGTTGGAAGGTTGAAGCTACCTTTCGCCTTTTACCTTTCAGCTTTCACCTCAAGGAGCTACATTTAAAAAGTGAACAATTGCCCTTACATCATAAGTTGCCGTGCCTGTTATAGCGGTGGTTACCGTGATGTTTGTTGCGGCCTGACAGCTGATAATCACCGGCGAAAAAGAACTTGGCGAGGCCGTTGTTATGGTGAACGCTTTTGTTTGCGCCACATTATTATCATCGGTATAGGCAAATGTTTCGGTGACGGATGATCCGGCAGGAAGCACCGTTGGGTTTATATACGGGTTGATGCTGTAACTCCCCTTGTCGATAACTGTGTGCACGGTTTGGATACTCACGGTGATGCCTTTATAAACATCATTCGCTACATTGAACGATGCAGGCACGTTAGTCCAGCCAACTCCCGGAAGGTAAGCGGCAACATCATATGCGTTGGCGGTTGCGGGTAAGCCGATACCGGCAGCGCCAGTTGCGCCAGTCGCACCTGTTGCACCGGTGGCTCCTTGTGTACCGGGAGTGCCTATCGCACCTGTGGCTCCGGTTAACCCGACGGTTCCTGGCGGGCCAGCGAGGCCGGTTGCACCGGTGGCGCCTGTAGCTCCTTGTGGCCCGGCAGGCCCTGCAAATTGAGGGAATAAAGTTGCCGTTGGTGTTACCCAGGCGTCAACGCCGTTTACCATCATCCTGATCTGGCCGTTAGCCCCTTTCGGGATGGCTGCCAGGTGATGGTTGGCATTTAAATAAAATTCATCGCCAACTTTGCCATTGAGGGTGTTTACTGTGATGTCGCCGAGGTTGTCCTGGGCGTATGAACTGAAAGCTGAAAGGATAAAGCAGAAAGCGGGAAGCAATTTTTTCATTGTTTTTTTGTTAATTAGGTTAAAAACGGATTAGCAGCAAATGTCGCGGCGCCTTTCTGAGCCTAAGCTTACCGTAAAGCAACTTAAAAAGGCAGCTTAATGAATATAATTACAATCGATTCAACGGCAGCGTTCGTAAATACGGCCAATGGGCCGATATGCCGACAGCCTTTACAAATGCAAAACGGTTGATGTTTGGTAACACATCTAAGGGTTAGTTAAAGCAAAACCATTACTATTCAGTGTCGCCGGGCTTGTAAGCGTATAAACACCTTTCACCGACACATTCCCTAATAGCTTCTTAGCCCCGCTTCCCTGTAAAGTCAAATTCTTATAACCGGGGCTTGTAGAGTCAGATGGCACCTGTATATCCTGGTTGCCTGCCAATCCGTAAATGACTGCATTAGTCGCCTGGTTGCAATAAAGTTTGCCAGCTGTAGCCATTGGAGCGGTTGCGTTTTGATACATAAATGTTCCCCTGCAATCAAATATTGATGATGCATTGTCACCATCAAGCGTGCCGGTGAAATTAGGTATCGTACCACCGCTGGTAAATGTTGCCGTGATTGCTCCGCTTATTAACCAATTGGCTGCGCTTGAGCCGGTGAGATACGCGGAGAAACTAACGTTCTGATTATTTGTGGTAAATGACCAAGTTCCCGTTCCTGTTTTTGTCGGAGAGGCGGAATGGACGTCCAATCCGCCTCTGAATTCCACATTTGGATTACTTCCCGTTAAATCAAACCCGATGCTTCCGCCTGAATTTATTTGTACGAAGCCGATAAATAGAATGGCTGAAGAAACGCTGGCTGTGAAATCTCCCGCGCCTGCGCTGTTTCCATTGGTAAATGTTCCTGTAACAGTCAGATTATAGCCTCCGGTATCTAAGCCGCCATTATTTACCAATGTTTTATTAATTGTTGTATTAGCCAGTAGCGTCTTTGTTCCCGTGCCGCCTATAACTAAATTGGCAAACGAGGATTGAGGAAGAGTGACTGATCCATTAAATACATAACCGATTGTTGAGGTAGATATGTGGTTGTAATTAAACACGCCCGTTGTCATAGGTGTGCTGCTATTTCCCAAATACAGAACGCCTTCATTGTTGAAAGTAGAACCAGCCACGGTGCCGTTTATTGTACTGCTGGTTTGGAATATTCCATTGCCCCCGCTTCCGGTCAACGTAATGGTAATTGCGCCTGATACTATTATTGGCGAATTCCATATTGATGATGCTGAAAAAACATTAGCGGCAATCGTTTGGTTATTAGTTGTAAAGGTTGCCGTTCCTGTACCGGAATTAAAGTTGAACAAATGGAATGTAATGCCCCCTCTAAATTCTATGTTTGGATTTCCGCCGCTTAAATCGACAACATCCTCAAAATCCACGTTACCAATAAATAACAAATTACCTGCGCCGGTTTTGTAAAACTTAGATTGAAAAGAAGCGCTGCCAATTACTGAACTACCGCTTACTGTTAAATTGTAAACCCCGCAGTCGTAAATAGTGCTTTGCGTGGCGAGATTACCGCCCACTGTTATATCGCTTATCTGGTATTTAGCCGCCCCTTGTGTCGTAAGATTCTTATAGGGCAGATTTAATATTGACTGATTATATACCAAAGCGCCATAGATAACAGTTGAGTGAGCGCCCCCATTGAATCCGGTAGAAGGGATTTGATTGAAATATCCGTTAAGAATTAAATTATGAAATTGAGAAGGCAAGCTTATCAAACCGTTACCATTTACCCTGCAATTCCCATTTATAGTTAGAGTAACACCAGTTGAACTTATAGCAATTAAAGAGCCATTGACGTCCAAATCGTTCACGGGTGTGGTTGTATCGGCGGTCACATTATGATTTATCACCACATTATCTCCCACCCTCGGCAGCAGCACATTCTTTTTGTCCAGCGCGTTGCTCATCCAAATGGTAGGATCGCTCCAGTTGCCATCGCGGATGGTGTACCATGTGTTTAACCTGCGCAAAAGCATCGTACTAAAAGGTCTTCCAGCCAGTTCCATTCTTAACAATTATTGAATTATTTATTGAATTATTGAATTGGTGAGGTGTTGTTTTTTTTCAATCAATAATTCACTAATTCAATAATTCGTACTTATTTTAAATCCGAAATCTTTTAAAAATCTTTAAAACATACCCTTACATACATATCAGCCGTTAAAGCTGCCTTGTTAACTACGTAGATAGACCATTCCGTGCCGCTTAAACCACTTCCTTCTAAGCCTATTACCCTATTTCCCGATAGATCCAGCCCGAACAGAGCGGGAGCTAAAGCGGCCAATGAAGCCTGCGCCACCGTACCGTTATTGCCCGAATTAGCCGGAATAGCTATTTGTACGCAATTATATTCTGCGGTAGCCTGCGAACCTGTAGGGCAGATGACAATATCAAGGTTACGGGCATTGGAACCGTCAAGGTTCCTAAACAGCACATCTGTTACGAGACTACCATTAGTTGAGCCGCTCCCTATCAGGGTTGTGGTGTTTATAGTCAAGCCAGATGCGAGTTTGACAGGCGGCATCCTGAATGATTTCGTTGAAAATTGTGTCGTGTTTGAATTTGCGTTCATAATTTAAACTGTTGATTGTGCGTTTCCGAAAAAGGGTTTAGTTGATTGCGCGGTTACCGCCGCATCGGCATAAGCGGTTGTGGCAATGTTGGTGCTGTTATCCAGGGCGGCCTGTGTTGGCGCCGTGGGTGTTCCGGTTAACGCAGGCGAGGCTTTCGGCGCCAGCAAATTTAAAGCGGTCTCCAGATCTGTCTGAGCGCTCAGCGTGCCTGTGATGCTTCCCCATGTTCCCCCGCCGCCGCTGGGGGCGTCTATCCACTGGGTATTGCCATCGGTGTCATCAATTTTTGATAATAGCTGCCCTGTAGTTCCGCCCGCGGGTATTTTAAGTAAGGCTGTTATCTGCGCCTGCAGCTTGCCGAAGGCCTGCAAAACGGTATCCGTGGAAACTACAGCGCCGCCGGTTAAAAAGCTTACGCCGGTTAATACCGATGCTATCGCCCTGGCGGCTGTGAAATACAGGTTTGTCGCGCCCTCGCCGATGTTATCTGTGCTTAAGCTAACCGCGCCTGTTTGGCTGTTTACCGAGGTAACGCTCCCTGTTCCGCCAGCCACCCATAAATTGTTAGCCGTATCCCAAACATACTCAACAGCATCGGAGCCAGTACTTTCTACAACAGCATACTGACCGTCGAGCCCGACAGAATGAGCTGTGGACAAAGCCGATGCGCTGGCAAACACACCCACAAAATAATTGCTAAGGTTGGCAAGTTTAGTTTTCTCAGTGCTTGTGTAATCGTTACTGCTTAATCCGTAACCGGTTGCTTTGTCAACTTTGTTCGCTTCGGTAGCTTCGGCCCGGGCGGTTTCGGCGGTGATGTTGGCCTGGAGTGCTGTTAAAGCTGTCGAAAGGTTAATATTGTCTGCAGGTTCGCCCGAAAGGTTTGCAAAAGAATTGTCTTCCCAGGCAGTGTTAAAATCAGTGGCATCGGCCTTTACCAATATTTGGCCGGTCGTACCCCCGCCTGTTATGCCTATTCCAATAATTGAAACGCCGCTTCCCCAAACGCCTGCCGTTTTAGGGCCGAAGATGCTGTAAGAAGCAGTATTTATATAAAAATCACCATTAACACCAGTAGTTGTATTTGATGGAATTGTAGCGCCGAACAGTACTGTATTGCCATTGGTACCGTTTGTACCGCTGGCGCCTGCCATGCCCTGCGGTCCCTGGGGCCCGGTCGCCATTGAAAAAACCTGCGACCAGGCCCCCGAAGATTTTTGATAAAATATACCGGTTAAAGTATTTATATAGCTATCCGAATTTTTACCGGTTGACGAACCCGGCAAACCTGCGCCATAAAGCAAAGCGCCATCGGCTGCGCTGGCGGCTGGGGGCGTATAAACAATCGTCCAGGTACCGGATATTTTTTGAGCGAATGATCCGGCTGAAGTGTTTACAAAAACGTCGCCGTTGTTACCTGTTGTGTTTTGGGGTAGCATAGTCCCAAAAGAAACGTTGGCCCCGGTTGTAAGATTGGCTTCGAGGAAAGCGAGCAGTAAGGTAAACGTATACTGGTAATCCGTCCCGCCATCAACCAATACAGAAATATCCGATGCGTTGATGGAGGCGGCTATAGGTAATTCGCTTATTTTTTTATCTGACATAATATTTGTTGTTGATTACACCGATTTTATTGAAGATGATTACACCGATTGGAAAGGGCGATTTCACCGATTTTGGGGAGGCGATTTCACCGATTTTATTGAAGATGATTACACCGATTTTGGAAAATGATTTCACCGATTTTTGGTGATGCTCTCCTCTTAATTCAAATAATCTGTTAAATCCAGGTTGTTTGGCAGGTTAAAGCCTGCGGGATAGTTGAAATTCGTCCTGTCAATACTCCTGATGCGTGGCCCGGCCTGCCTGCTGCTTTTGTTTTTACCGTTATAGCACCATAGCGGGAAGTCGTCTTTATTATCCCAAAGGAATTTCTCGACTTCATTGGCGTGCGCGTTGGCTACACTTCGTTGCTGCTGCACCAGCTTAACGATGTCTTTGGGCGCTACGGGATCACCATTGTCATGATGTTTTATAACCGGCCCGGTTGCGGTATAATGCACTGCACCAGCTTCAATAAATCGCGCGAAAGTAAAGTAGACCAATGTTGGCAATAACCCTTCGTACAACACAATGTGCCCGTATTTATCCAGGTATTCGCTGCCGTTTAGCAAGTCTTTGTAGGGCTGCGGGGCAGTACTTTGTATGGTGCCGTCACTATTAAAATTCTGGATAAAGTCGTAGTACAAAGCGTGGCCTAAAAAGGGTTTCAGATCAAGATCCTGGGCCTTTTTTATAAATACATTCAGGCGCTCGGGTTTTATGTTGATTGAAATATCCTCGTAGTTTTGGAAAGTAGTTTGGTTGATTAAGATCATAGTTGATTAAGTTGGATTGGGTTGATTAAGTGAGTGGTTGGTTTGAGTTGGTAAAACTTTCAAAATAACTTTCGCAGAATTATGGATAGCGATGCCGGGTTAGTAAAATCGTCTGCCATTTATTGGCGCCCATGCCGCTTCCGTATTTACTCACCCGGTCTTTGCTTCGCTCGACCACCCTCTCTTCCGCAAGCGGGAAAGAGGGTTTAGAAGCTTCTTTTCCCGGCAGGCCGGCTTCGGGCGAAATCAGGCAAAACAATGGTGGCCGATAGCGCAGGAAGGGCATAGCAAATTTTTGCATACAGAGTATAAAAACGACAGGTTAGTCCGGCAAAACTGCGCAGCAATCTTGAGAGCCTTTAAAAAACAATTAAACCCGAAAAACGATTGCAGCCCCGGTTTTGCCTGATTTGCGGGGCAAAGGCCCGTGCGGCAAAGAAGCCTTCCTGCCGGGAGCGTTTTTGGTTACTTTTGTCGCACAAACGGCGCAGCCCTCTTGAGCACCTTAAAAAAATAAACAACATGCGAAAAACGTGACTAAGCCTCCGCGGCTATGAGCGGCGTGTGTATAGCTTGAACCAAAAATAACTTTCGGAGCCTGTTAAAAATATGGGCTGTCATATCCAACCTAATTAACCACTCACCATCCGCTCCGCCTCTGCTTGTTTAAAACCGTATGCATAAACCAGCGTGGCTATTTTGTTTTCGGCAGGGAGATCGGCTAATAGTAATAGATTTATATTGGCGCCTGCTTTAATGCCGGTTATATCATCTGCAACACTCGCCGGGACCTGGAGAATATTCCAATTATCCCCGGGATTGACATCGATATAATAATGACTGAATATTTCGGCGAAAGTTTCGGACAGTTCCAGCCTTTCCGGCGCGGTATTGTCATTGAACTCGCGTATGGCCTCTTTCTTTTGTCCGCCATTGCTTAAGCCCGACGTTCCTTCCGGGTTGATCAATTCTTTTGGGATTGAAAACCCTTTAATGATGCGTGCCTCGACCGATTTCTCGGTAGTTTCAAACAGCTTGTCATTATTTTGGATAGAGTAGGGCTTAAATTCCGGCTTCGAAGTCTCGTCCTCATATTCGATCACAATGATCTTCTGTGCGCTTTTTGCCCCCTGGAATGAGCCCAGGTCCTTTTCCAGCTGCGATGGCATATTGCTGTAAGGCAATTCGTCATTATCCGGTCGGCTGTTATCAGCCTCTTCGCGCCGCGATTGCATAAACAGCATGGTGGAAGGCAAAAATCCTGTGGTCACTTCACGGTTGTTGAATATCTTTATCCCGGCCTCAGTTTCAAAATCTTCCCATACCGAGTCGGCTTCTATCAAGGGGTAATCATCAACTTCAGGATTAAAATAGTATAACTGCCCTTTGTAGTTTCCCCATCCCCCGGCGGCCAAAACCTGGTCTTTAATGGTTTGTTCATCCGGGTTATATTTATCAAGGAAAGTGATCTTGCTGCGCATGATGTTTTTCCAGGTTTTACGCCCCCAGTCGGAGTAGATCGCATACTTGTCTGCAGTTTCAGGACTATCGGTATCGCCCATCCGGATATCCTCAAACTTTACGTAGCTTACCGAGGCAATCTTAAAATTGGCATTATAATTTACATGAATGCCAAAACCGGCGAACAATGCTTTATCTGTAGCAACCGCCTTTAGTAATTTTGCCATTGTGAGCCTTTTTGGTTGACAACCTTTTTACCCAGGTCAGGTTCTTCAAAACCATTGCCCGCGATAAATTTGGCCCGTTTGTTCCAGCAGTCTTTTGCTGTAGGCGATGCGGCTACCAGTTCGAGCATGCGTTGCGGATAAGCATTGTCCAGGTCGTAGTTAAGTATGCCGAATGTTTGATTTGGCCGTACTAATATCCTCCGCTCAATTTGTGGCAAATAAGTCTTCATTTAATTATTGAATTACTGAATTATTGAATGGGTCATTGAGTCATTGAGTCATTAAGTCATTGGCTTTGTTGATTTATATCGGGTTGACGATTTAGCCATAATTTCAATGACCCAATGACTTAATGACCCAATGACCAAATGAAATGACTATCCCACAAGCGCCTCAAGTGCGGCAATGGTGCTGGCGTAGGTAGCGCTGCCACTGGTTGGCGCAATAGATACGGCGCGGGGCGGGTACGGCTCCCTTAATTTATCCGGATTGGTAAGCTTTAATTTGTAACCGCCGTCTATAGTTTCATCAGCTGCGCTGCGTTCCGCATCAGTCAGGATCAAACCATTTACCGCGCCGAATAACTCTATTGCCGAATCGCTGACGTTGTAATTGTTTACCGCTATGGCGCAGACCCGGCCATAACCCATTGCCATCAGTTGTGTTTTTACATTTACCGAAATCCCCGCTATATTAAAGTCGATTTCTTCTGTATAACGAGGCCCGACAGATGTTTTAGCAAGCTTGGATATTGTATTGAAACTGTTGTTAGTGCCTTCAAATTTGTAGACGTTAACAGTACCGACCGCCGTTAACCCGGTAACGATGAGGGGATTGGTTGTATCGTAGGTAAGGGTGAAGTCATCCTTATTAAAGACGTATATCACATCCTCAATGCCAGCCGTAACAGGCGATGCAGTTCCTAAATTGAACCCTGCGTTTATTTTATTGTAAATTGACATGGGAATTAATTATTGAATTAGTGAATTAGTGAATTAGTGAGGTATTGAAGAATTAGTGATTCAAATTAATTATTGAATTAGTGGATTAGTGATTGAGTTAACGAATTAATCATTTTTGAAAGGCGATTGGTGATTTTTTACATTCACTAATTCACTAATTCACTAATTGCCTCAGGCGCTCAGATAAAATATCTCGTTAGCGAATTTGTAGTTTACAGCAGCCTTCATACGGGCTTTCATGCGTACCACGTCGTCATTTGTGTAGGGCTTCATATAAACTGTTGATAGTTCGGAAGCATCTCCCAATAGATCAACACCTAAAAACAGGTTCGACGAGCGTGCACCCAAAACTGTATTTGCCTGCCAGTGGTTCATGATCTGCAACGGGATACCGAGGTAATCCATCTTTTTCATATCTGTAAAGGCATTGATAACGTTCAGTGCTTTGTTAGCCTGGGCCTGCGCAAAAGCATAGCCTATGTGCAATGGAACCTGCAGGTTAAAATCATCCTGGATACGGTCGGCAGGGTCAAGCTGGGCATAAACGCTGCCCAATACAGACAATACATTGCTTACGTTAACATAGCTGATGGTTGCAGCGGTTGAAGTTCCTGAAAAAGTAGCAGCCAGGCGACTGTTTATTTCGTTGTAGTTGCGCACCAGTTTAAAAGAGGTTGCACTTGCAATCTGGATAAAGTATGATTGCCCCTGGACAACAATACCCGGCGCACCGTTGGTCGTATCTTTGCTGCTGCCTGTTACCGCGGTAATAGTTACTACGTCACCGTCTGCCAATGTTGAGGTATCAGAAACCGTTACAATTCCTGTTGCATCAATTGCTGTTGCAGCCATTGAAGTTGCAGGTTTGCCCAAAGTAACTTTGTAAACACCGGATGCTGCGGCGATACTTGGCAACAAACCCGGAAATGCGGCGGTGAAAGTGGCTTCTTTGGTCGAGCCTTTTCCCAGCCAGTACAAACGCTCGTTAGCGATCTGTATTTTGGTAAGATAACGCTGTACCATAAAATCCGAGAGATCCACAACGCCTTCATAATCAAGAAAAGCGCCAGGCTTAAGGCTTTGTGCTTCCCACGATTGGATGAGCTTGTCCCATTGTTCCTGTTTCATAAATTCGTACACTACAGGATCAAGGTAGCTTTCGTTTTGTAAGGCCGTAGTGCCCTGGTCGTTAAATAAGCCCGATGGGTCTTGCAATACTACGTTATCGTCAACGTCGAGTATTACCTTGCGTGCCTTTACATCGTTAATAACAGTCAGCAGCCCGCGTTTTACCGAATCGGCTTCCAGGAGCGTGCTGGCCATAAACCCGGCCAGCGCTTCGCCGGCATAGGTGTTGTTTGTAAATGTGAATTGAGCCATGTTTTTTAAGAATGTTGTAAGGTTGTTAGAATCTGTTGTAAGGTTGGAATGTTGTCAGGTTGGAATGTTGTCAGGTTCTTTTAGATGGAGATTGTTTTGGTTATAAATTCAACCTTTCAACTTTAAAACCTTCCAACATTTCAACAATTATTTCGCGACCGCTTTCCTTACGGCGTTTTGGGCAAGCGTGGTTTGCGGGGCAAAGAAGGGAACGGGTTCTGTTTTCGCTTTGTTGCTGCGTTTTGAGCCTTCCGGGGTAAAGTCTGACCGGATCTCATTCTTTACTTCTTCGCGCGTTTTTTTAAGACGGATGTTTGCGGTTTCCAGGGCCTCTTTTGCTTCTGTTAATAATGCATTTTGTGCATGCAGTTTTGCTTTGATGGATTGCAGCCTGTTTTGGATGTTCTCCCGCAGATAGGGAATTGAAGCTTTGACTTTGTCCGATGGTGTGCCGTCGTCATCATAATCGGCATCCGGATCGGCATCAGGGTCAGGCGGCGTTATCTTTTGCACCTGGCCGCCTGATACGTCCACCTTACTGCCATTTGCAGTCGTGTAAGTGTCGCTGATTGCCGGGCTGCTCATGTCCTCGTCATTGTAAACCTCTGTGCCCTCGTCCAGTTCACCGGCATGGTGCAGCGTGCCCTTATCGGTGATGGTTTGTTTGTTTACTACCTTCTTAAAGAAGTTCATAATCTTATCTAAAACCGACGTAGTTTTTTCGATAAGTTCTTTGTTTTCAATGTTCATGTTGCTGTTTTTGGTTAAGATTTTATTGATGCACCGCTGGTAAACAGCCGGCGCTGTGCTTATATACTTTTTAATTAAGGTGCTGTTTGTAATGTTTGCACTGTAATCTTCAATTTGGTCGATAAAGCCAAGATCGAGCGCCTGGTCGGCAGATAACCAGGTGACGGCGTTGATCAAACTATTAACAGTAAGGCCGTCCAACCCGGTTTTGTCCATATATATCTGCGCCAGGCGCGACTGGACAACATTTAATAGCTGCACATCTTTTAAAAGTTCATCGGCATTGCCGCCAGTGCCTACCATTGGCTTGTGGATCATCAACAAGGCGTATTTGCTCATTACTATCGTTTTGCCGCCCATAGCCACTATGGAGGCTGCAGATGCGGCTAATGCATCAATATATGTAGTTACATTGCCGTCATATTTTTTGAGCAGATCGTAAATGGCGATGGCGTCAAACGCGCTGCCGCCTACCGAACTGATGTGAACTTCTACATCCTGCCCTGCTGCGGCTTCCAGTTGCCATTGCACATAAGTTGATGATAAGCTGCCGGAGCCTATGCAATCAGTGTCGGTGTCGTATAAATATATTTTGTAGCTCAT